CTGACGAGAAAGATCTAGTCTTGTCAATGGTGTGGACACTCAACCAGGATTTGAACAAAATAATAGAGGAGACATATGGAATAGATATGAATGTGCCTATGCTTTTAGAAGCAAAGATAGGTAAGAATTGGCTTGACACAGTTGACGTATAGTGTATAACTAAGACTCTTTAACTCTATAGAAAAGGATATAGAATGAGTAATGAACTAGCAATAGCAAATGAACGTGGTCAGTCGATGGCAGAACTAATGGGCGTGTCTATCAAGACAAGTAACGCAGACTTTCTACCATCAATATCACGTTTAGGAATGTTGCATCAACCTATCATGGGTGAAGTAGAACTCAATGGTAAGATGATAAAGACAGAGGTAGTACCTGTAGGTGCATTCACCCTCAAGACAGGGGATGATATAGTCTACAGTAATGGTGCTACCGTTCGTGTCTTTGCCCAACGCAATCAGTGGCAGAGATGGAACAGTGACACTGAAGAGATGGAGAAGTCTGTAATGTCTAACTCCCTCAACGGTGACTTGAAGGATAGCATTGGTGGGTTCAACTTAGGTAGACCTACTGGTTACATCGAAGACTTCAATGCACTGGATGATGCAACCAAACAAGTGATACGTTCAGTCAAACGTGTCATGGTATACTATGGTACAGTCACACTGGATAGTCCTATGAATGATAAGGGTGAGCCAGTAGATGCCCCATCAAGTGTACCGTTTGTCATGGATGTAAAGAACCGTGACAGCTTGAAGAGTATCAACGGTGTGATGAGTAACTTCAAGAAGAAGAACATGTTACCTATCATGTCTACTATAACTCTAACAGGTGTGGAAGATAGCATACCTACTGGTGCTAAGTTTGGTAAGATACAAGCAAGCACTGGTGATGCTGTCGAACTTGCCAGCGAAGACAACGATACTCTCAAAGACTTCTTAGAACTTATTGAGTATAGCAATGGCAAGATACTAGATCTACACCATGATCGTGCCAAGATTGGTACAGATGATGATGCAGAACTTGTCGGTGAGATCCTCAACAATGACTTCGTGGAGGTAGCTGAGTAATGAACCACCCTGCTGAACTACAGGTCTTCAGCTATCTGCAAAAGGCTATGAAGGGTGAAGCTACAATGACAGAGGAGGTAGCCACACAGGTTGCCTCCGATGTTAAAGCTGCCTTGGACAAACAGTTTAACTCGCCACCACGTGATGAGTTTAGACTACGTATGTCTAACATAGGTAAGCCCAAGTGTCAGTTATGGTTTGAGAAGAATGATCCTGAAGATAAGATACCCTTACCTCCACACTTCCTAATGAACATGATACTAGGTGATCTAGTTGAAGCTGTGTTCAAAGGGTTGCTACGTGCAGCAGGTGCTGAGTTTAAAGACAATGATACTGTCACACTCAAGCTACCTGATGGACAGGAGATCAAGGGTGAGTACGACATGGAAATGGATGGCAAGATAGATGATGTCAAGTCTGCATCACCTTGGTCATACGCTAACAAGTTTGACTCATTCGAATCTTTACAGAAGGGTGATGGCTTCGGTTACATACCACAATTAGTGGGCTATTCTAAGGCTGCAGGAAAAGATGTAGGTGGTTGGTGGGTGGTCAACAAAGGCAACGGTGAGTTTAAGTATGTCAGTGCTTCGGAGGTTGACTCTGAGCAGGTGATTCAGGACATCCAAGAAACGGTAAACTATATAGAAAAAGATGAGCCGTTTGAGAGATGCTTTCAGCCTGTGCCTGAGACATTCTACAAGAAGCCATCTGGTAACTTAGTATTGAATAGTTCTTGTAAGTTTTGTAGCTTCAAACACAAGTGTTGGGAAGGTTTAAAGACGTTACCTTCAAGGGTATCCAAAGCTAAGAACCCACCACAAGTTGACTACGTTCTAATAGGTGATGGCCTTGCAGCGTAGACATAACAAAAAGTTATATCGTAGCGGCCTTGAACAGGAGGCTGCTGCGTTTCTAAAGACAAGACAGAAGTCGGTAGAGTATGAGAAGATAAAGATAGAGTGGGAAGACTTACGCTATCGTACATACACGCCTGACTTTGAGTTAGACAATGGTATTATAATAGAAACAAAAGGTATATTTAGTTCTGCAGATAGAAAAAAGCATCTTGAAATACAGAGACAGCATCCTAAGTTGGACATAAGGTTTGTATTCAGCAACGCTAAACAAAGATTATACAAAGGAGCTAAGTCTAGGTACTGTGATTGGTGTGATCAAAAGAACTTCAAGTGGGCGCATCGTGTAATACCTGAAGGATGGCTAATAGAAAAAGGCAAGCGCATGAAAGAGCAGCGTGTCGTAGTAAAAAGGAGATCCTGATGGGTCACGAAATAGAAGATGGTGAAGTAGCTATCATAATAAGACCTGAAGTAGATGAAGAAGGTGTATGGGATGGCTCTCTCAAAACTGGCTTGGTGTTTGGTGAAAGTAAAAACCCTTTAGCTATGAGAGCAGCTATGGACTTAGCTTTGACTATGGCAGCAACTACTAATGTGTTAGATGACTACCCAGAACTATTCGATTATTATGATGATGCTAGGGTAGAACTAATAAAAGAAATGTTTCCTAAAGAGTTTGCTGAATCAGAGCTTGCAATAGAAAAAGATATGGAGTATACCACAGAAGGTAACGTAATCAAGTTAACTAAATGGACAAAGACACTGGGTGAAGCATGAGCAAAGAAGAAGAGTTTAGCATAGAAGATATCTTCAAGGACTTTCCAGAGGATGATGATGAAATGTTTAAGGAAGACTTGGTTAACAAACCATTCCATTATAATGTAGGTGGCGTAGAATGTATTGATGCTATCATGGCTGCTACTAATCAAAACAAAGAGGGATATCTACAAGGCAACGTGATAAAATATATATGGAGATATAACTACAAGGGCGGTCTACAAGATTTGCAAAAGGCACAGTGGTATCTAAACAAACTTATTGAGGTATACAAAGAGAAGCACAAATGAAACGTAAGTTTAGTGTGACATACGTGATGGAGGTAGATGAAGATAATAACTTTTTATCTGCACACCAAGAAAGCCACGTAGAGGATGTGCATGATTTGATAGGCAACATTATGCATGATATAGATGATATTAGAATACATAACTTAATGGTTAAGGAGAGACAATGATAACACAAGAAGATATAGACCACTTTGCAGATATGCAATCACGAACTATAGATATGGGATACTATCAACAGGAAGCAGTAAAGACTGCTATCTATACTGACCCTATCATATATCCTGCGTTGGGCTTAGGTAACGAAGCAGGTGAAGTACAAGGTAAAGTCAAGAAGATGTTGCGTGATGGTACGTTCAACAAGGATGCAATAGCTGCAGAGATTGGTGATGTGTTGTGGTATATTGCTGCATTATGTCGTGACTTAGAGTTAGACATGGCAGATGTAGCGTTAAAGAACTTGTCTAAGTTGAAGAGTAGACAGGAGAGAGGAACTATACAAGGAAGTGGAGACAACAGGTGACTGATATGACAGATATTTATATGGGCGCAACCATATTGTTCTGGTTAATTGTAATGATCGTATATGTGGTGTGGTATAGAAAATGAATTATTGTGATATGAAAGGCTTGATATGGCCTGTATTATTTTGTGTATTCGTAATAATAGTATTGCCAGTGTTACTGGTAGACAACAAGAAGTATTGTAAACAAAGCATCGTTCCATGCTACCCTTGGAACAACGGAGGATTAGATGAGTAACTTATTACCAACAGACTATCAGAGTTTTATACACCAGTCACGCTATGCTAAGTACATAGATGGCAAAGGCCGTGAGTCATGGGCTGAGACAGTAGGACGCTACGTTGATAACGTGGTACGTCCAAAGCTAGGCAACGACTCATGGGTAAATCAAATAGAGCAAGCTATACTTGGGCTAGATGTAATGCCAAGCATGAGAGCCATGATGACTAGTGGTGCTGCGTTGGACAGAGATAACACAGCAGGGTACAACTGTAGCTATCTACCAGTGGATGACCCCAAGTCATTCGATGAAGCTATGTTCATACTGTTGTGTGGTACAGGCGTAGGCTTCAGCGTAGAGCGTCAGTTCATTCAGCAGCTACCAGAAGTACCTGAACTGTTTGACAGTGAGACTACCATCGTAGTCAAGGACAGCAAAGAGGGATGGGCTAAAGCATTCCGTCAGCTACTAGCGTTGCTGTGGGCAGGTGAGATACCCAAGTGGGATGTCTCTAAGGTTAGACCTGCAGGTGCTAGACTCAAAACGTTTGGTGGTAGAGCTAGTGGACCTGGACCTCTTGTCGAGTTGTTCAACTTCTCAGTAACTACATTTAAGAATGCACAAGGCCGCAAGCTATCTAGTATGGAGTGCCACGACTTGATGTGTTTCATTGGTCAGATAGTTGTAGTGGGTGGAGTAAGACGCAGTGCTATGATCTCTCTGTCTAACCTAAGTGATGACCGTATGCGTCACGCTAAGTCAGGACAGTGGTGGGAGACTGCTGCACACAGAGCCTTGGCTAACAACTCTGTATCATACACAGAGAAGCCAGATATAGAAACGTTTATGCGTGAGTGGACTGCGTTGGTAGAGAGTAAGTCAGGTGAGAGAGGTATCTTTAATCGTGAAGCATCTAAGAAGCAAGCTGAGAAGTATGGTAGACGTGATCCTAACTACGAGTTTGGAACCAATCCGTGTAGTGAGATCATACTTAGACCCTATCAATTCTGCAATCTTACGGAGGTTGTGGTACGTGCCACTGATACGGTTCAAGACTTGGAGCGCAAGGTCAAGATCGCCACAATACTTGGGACAATCCAAAGCTCGTACACAAAGTTTCCGTACTTGCGTAAAGTGTGGCAACGTAATACTGAAGAAGAGAGATTGCTTGGTGTGTCTCTGACAGGTATCATGGACAACCCATTGATGACTACAGTAAACAATAAACTTGCAGGAGTACTAGATGACTTACGAAATATCGCACTGGCTACTAATCATGAATACGCTGACCTGCTTGATATACCTCAGTCTGCTGCTATTACCTGCGTCAAGCCTTCGGGTACTGTCTCACAACTCGTTGACAGTGCCAGTGGTATACATGCTCGTCACTCTCCATATTACATCCGTACTGTACGAGGTGATAATAAAGATCCCCTCACACAGTTTATGATTGATCAGAAGGTTCCCAACGAGCCTTGTGTATTCAAGAGCGATACTACAACTGTGTTCAGCTTCCCTGTTAAAGCACCAGAGAATGCTATGACACGTAACGACATGACTGCTATCGAGCAGCTAGAGACTTGGCTCATGTACCAACGCTATTGGTGTGAGCATAAACCTAGTGTAACGATATCAGTTCAGGATGATGAATGGCTTGAGGTAGGAGCCTTTGTCTACAAACACTTTGATGAAATGTCAGGTGTCTCTTTTCTACCACACTCAGACCATACCTATCAGCAAGCACCATATCAAGATTGTGGTAAGCATGACTATGAATATTTATTATCATGTATGCCAGAAAAGATTGACTGGAACAAGCTTTCAGAGTATGAACAAGAAGATAACACAAAGTCTAGTCAGACATTTGCTTGCTCTGGTGACGTGTGTGAAGTAGTCGATATAACATAGGAGTTAGATATGGACGTAATAGTAACAGCAGTAATAGTATTCTTTGGTACGTTTAGTATAGCAGAGAAGTATCTTGAACCTTGGGTCAATGATAAAGTAGAACAGTATT